TCTCGGCGGCAGTTGGCTCTGTGACGGTGTTTTCCACGACGTCTCCTTCTGTTGGTTGTTGTGGTTGTGCTTCTGCTTCATCGGATGATGATTCAGAATCTTCTGGTGATGTAGTTGCTGCAACATTCGACACACGTGCTGAATCGAATGCTGGGTTATGAGTTAATGCAACACCAACGAGATCAGCCTTAGAGACGACCATTGTGCCATCCTCATTGTGACCGAATTCGATTGCGTTTGCTTCTACTGAGAATCCATCGCGAAGTCCATCCATCGCTTCTTGGATTGCATCAGATCCAGCAGTTGTCTTTGAAATCTTAAAAGTCGCGTTGATTGACTTTCCATCTGGTGAGAATTCCATTGAAAGAGTCTTACCGATTGGACGTGCTGAATCGTGTTCAAGATTGAGTTTGACGTTCGCTGGATTCAATGAACCAGATTTGAACATCACTTTTCCAGTCGATGCGTTTGCAGCTGTATCGAATGCAACGATTTGACCTGTAATCGTGCGAGCTTCGGAATCAGCCGCAGTGATTGTGAATGGCGTAGTTACCTTCATTTAATTAGTTCCTCTTCCTGTCGGATTTCATCAACCGTCATTGCTGGCTGACCCGTTACTGGATCGACGATTGAATTCAGTGTCTTGTAGATATTGGCACGCTCTAAATCAGAGCCGCGCAAGTAATCAGATAAGTCGTACTTCACCTCTTGTGATGATGGAACGAAATCTGGCATTGAAAGTCTTTCGCTTATGCTTGTCATCAGAGGAATCAAAGAGAAATCAAGCAATGTCTGACGTTGATTGACTGCGTTTGAGTAGGTCATTGAAGAGCCAGTCTCTGCATCGATGTAATACGCTGGAATTCCGCAAGCGCGTGCAATTTCGGTTGCGATGTACGAACGAGCTGAAGCCAGCTGCAATTTCTCTGGGTCGAATCCAACTGTTTGCAGTTCAACGTCAGCGTTCAAGAATGCAGTGCCGCGATTGCGTCGCGCTGATCCCCATGACTCCAATAGTTTCGCAATGCGATCTGCTGGAAGAGCCGTGCCGTTGCTTTTCAGTACCATCGACGGAATTGGTTCGCGGGCGTACATTGCAGCGGCACGTTCAAGCTCTGCACCAGTGCGAATGGTTCGACCCGCACGATTGAGCAATCCTTCATCAACGCCATTGAATACGACAAGCGACCCGATACCTGTGTTCGGCACTGGTGTTCCATCAACCATGTAGTATTCAATCTCGCTTGCGATTGAGTTTGTTTGAATAGTTACGCGAGCTGGTGAAACGCGTTGAACGCTTCGCACGCGATATGTGTCCATGAACAATTCTGTAATTTGCCAGTATGCGTAGCCATAGAACAATAAATCTTCGCAAGTCCAGACATAAGTAGCAGACCCCGGAATTCGTGGATCTGGTGTGCGAATGACTCTGGGTGTTACGCCTTCGAGTTCCATTCCAGTTGAACGATCAATGACTTCCAATGAAATCGAGCTGATGGATGAGCAGATGATATTGCGGGCGCGTGCGCAGCTTGGCACGGACATAGCTTCTTCGCGGGTTGCAGTTTGTGCGCCGCCGAAAAATGGTGTCAGAGAATCGATTGAGGTAACGGGTGCAAGTGAAGCCGCCACATCGACTCCCCTAGTCGGTGCAGCGGTTTCAATCTTACGAGTTGCGAATATGTCGCGAATAGCCATGCGAGAATTTTCCCACGCATGGAGCATTACCCAACCAGAATGTCAATCTCCGTCTCTGGGCGTGTCGCAAAGTGTGAAACGAGAGCTGTCGCAACAGCTGCGCACACTGGAGCTTGACCACGACGACCAATCACCCAACCAGCTTCTCCACGTTGGAATTTAACAGCTGAAAGAATCTGAGCAGTCAGTTCGCCTTGATTTCGGTGTTTCAATCGCCCAGAGTTAATTGCACCCAGCAATTCATCGCAGCTCTGTGGATATGCCGAATCCATGTCATGGATTGGAATACCTGCTGGTCTTAACCTTGTCGCGATTGAGCCAGCGGCTCTCTGAGAGTAAAGCAAGTATTCCAAAGGATACTTTCGGCAATAGGGAGCAACATCGTTCGCGATTGCACGATCATCAATGTGCAAGTCATTGCTCCAAGTGTGTAAGAGCTTCACGACGAAATCCTCAGAACCAAGCTTCTGCGCTCCAACGAGTGCAGCTTGTTTCCTATCTGGTGTAACATCGATGGCAAGCCACGTCAGTTTGTCTGGATCTAAATCCACTTCCAAGTCAGCGCAGTCTTTCCACTTTTCAGCATCGACGACACCAGTGATGGTTTGAACCCACCTACACATGACCTCGGTCATCACGACTGTCGGATCATCATTGAGAACCGACGTGATGTTTCCGACGTTGATTGTGTGACCAAGTGCGGGATTGCTGAAGGTGGCATTAGCCAAGGAGATAACGTCAGTTGGAGCTGACCATTCGAAGTAGCCAATCTCTGGATCTTCATTGCCAGCGATAGCAGCCAAAGCGCGTTCGCGAATCTGGTTGAGAATTAAAGACGTCGATTCTCCTGCATTCGTATAGGCCATGACCATGGGATTTTTCGCCGCCATCAAAGTGAAACGAAGGCTGGAGTACGTTTCTAAATCCTTCATCTCGCGAAGCTCATCAAGGTGAATCGTCTCTGGAGCTGAAACACCACGGCTTGCAGAACCAGCTGCACGGATGATGAATCTGTTTCCCTTGATGGTCTCAATCTCTTCTTCGCCATGACGTCTGCGAATTCGCTTGACCTGTTTGCTAAGAGAATCGCTACCCTCAATCATGCGTTCTAAATGTCTAAACTGTTCGAACGATGTTGAAAGCCTATGAGCTGAGCCAATCTGGATGGATTCATCCCAGAGAAACAGGCCAGCCAAGATTCGGATATTCATCAGATAACTTTTGCCATTCTGACGGGCTACCGTGACGCAGTTAAGCGGCGTAGCCCAGCGTCCATTAGGTAAAGTTTTGTGACTATGTTCCAGCACGAATTTCTGCCATGGCATCAGTTCTTGCTTCAGTTCAGCAGCTAGATCAATGACTTCAAAGCCCCTAGACGGTAAATCATTCAGCGGCGTATGGATTCTAGGCGTTGGAGAGCCAAAGAGCGTAGCTGATTCTGGTTCAGAAACCGTTTCCAGCCGATTAGAGCCTGTATCAGCCTCAGACCCACTATCTATGACCTGAACAGGCTTATTCATGGCTTATGCTCACGTTTAAGGGAGATATACGTCCATGGAGAGTCGGGGGTGTTACTTCTCCTCCAAAAAAGCGACCACCTTTGCGTAAATTGCACGATTCACACAATACGCGAAGATTGCCATCATTATCGCCTTCAGCTCCAATCAATCGCTTAGGAATTATGTGATCGATGTGAAGTCTGCCCTCAGTTTGTCCGCACATCTGGCACATGTGACCATCGCGTTGCAGTATGCGTTCTCGTATCCTTCGCCAGCCTTTACCGCTGCCGTTCTTCCAAGCTTTAGACATCAATGCCATCCGTTCTTCTTGAAGAATGCTAGAGCATTGCAATGAGATCCATAGCGTGTGCGCTGATAGCGAATGCTCCAGTCAATCTGACGGTATCCATCTAAGTCACGATACTTAGTGTTCTTCATCTGACCAAGGCCGAAATGACTACCTGATTTCGCATCAATTCTCCACGAAGATTCAGCTGTTATCAGCTTGTTAAAGCATTGAAATTGCTTATAGTTAATAATCCGAGAATGTGCATATAGCTTTAGATTATCTATCTCTGTCATTGCTTCCGCTGGTGTTGTGCCCACAACACATAGCACACCCAATAGCACCAGACTTCGCCTGCGAGCTATCCGCCTCAGCGGCTCGCCAGCGAGTATGGAGCGTATCCGTAAAGTCAAATACCCGTCAAGTATGAGCGTAATCTTGGGCGTGTTCAACACCCTGTGGATGAAGCCTGTGGATAACTTATTCATAGTGATAGCCCATCAACCTTGTCATCATCTACTAGCTTGATGCCCATTGCTCCACATCCAAGACACGTGCTGAACCATTCATGAAGCGATAATTCCGACGTCTTTCGAATGCCATGACGTTGCTTGGCTTTGCCGTAAAGCTTTGCGCATATCGAGCAATCGAATTCAAGTATTGGCATGAATGGATTTCCTTAGATTCTCAATGGGTTGCAGATTTATCTGGCTGACCCAATAGCCACCTTGGGCTGATTGGAATCGTGGTCGCTTAGCTACGCCGACTGGTATCCAGCCCACGATGTAATAAGTCGGTGATTCACCAACCACCAACACTGCAATGTCAGTGTCACGATCATCGTCAGTCACAATCAGATGACCGCGCTTATGTGGTGTTTGCTTGACTTCAATAGCCAAGCCATCCCAATTCACATCGGGTTCATTCTTGAATGTATTGACCGTAGGCACGAAGTCGCTTACACCGAAGTAACGTGCAACCGCCATCTCAGCTCCAACAGCTTCAGCATGAATGGTGACGCATGCATGAAAGTTGCCGCCATTCTTGACGCGTTTATCACTAGATCCATAACGTGATTCTCTAGCTAGTCCAGCACCGTGCGCAATGATTTCATCTTCACGCGAAAGCCTGACCATAATCATCGGCAGCCCTGACAGAACCAGATAATCTTTTCATTGCCGTAACCTTTTTGGAATCCGAATGCATCGAATCGAACAAGGCTTGAACACTTATCGCATTGCTCGACTTTGTATTCTTCAACGACAACGCCATTCTCTATGAGCTTGCATGTCATCGTTCTAGGGTTGATGATCTCCATAAAGTCGCTCATCGGGTTGCCATCACAATCAGAGCAATAAACAGAATCAATTCGATAATGACAAGAATCTCAATCAGTCGGCTTTTTGTCATAGTTGCTGAGACCACTTTCCATTAGATCCAAAGACGTACCAGACTGGATCGCATTGATTGGGCTTGCGTTCTACGCAGCTGTAATTGCCCCAAGCTTTGCCAGTCTTGGCTGAAATGCCTTCACGCCATACGCGATGCCCATGCTTGCATTGTGGAGCTTCTGCCAGCATCTCACCACCAAGTTGAGCCGTGACTTCTTGGATAGCCTGTGCAGCTGTTGGAATGCCTGCTGATTCAGCTTCTTCACGTGTCTTGAATGATGGCACGTCACCGAATTTAGTGTTCCAGTAATCGGGTTCAGTGTTAGCAACCTTGACTGGCATCTTCTCAATCTGTTCCATTGTCTCGCGAACCGTGCGCTCAGCACCGCCCATAATGAGCTGCATAACTCTAAGAATTGCGCTTGTCACTGTATCCTCGACGAACCAGCGTTTCATATTCTGCACGTATGCGCCTTGGTAGCCATAAGCGAAATCAACACCGGCTGGGTAAAGGTCATCGGCGTTGCGATAGCCCGTTGCCTTTACTAGAACGTAACCCTTTTCAGCGTTGAATTCCATGATTTCTGTTTCAATGCGACCCGTTGGATGTGTAGCAATCCATCGATCTGTGCGAGCGCGTGCAGCTTCGTAGTTGTCCAAGAATCCCATTAGATGACCGCCTTAGATGATGCGTGTCGTCCAACAGCCTTGCCGCGTTGATAGCCATCTTTGTGGCCTTCTTTGTATCCAACTGCATAACTGCATATAGCCCAGAGAATGCACCCTATCGCCATAAGTACGAATAGCCCGACTTCACTCGTTGTCATAATTGCTCCCGATTCTGAGAGCTGCCAATCAGCTCCCGAAATAGAGAGTGACAGGCATATCCGACAATTTCAAGATTCCCGCCTGATACTCGGCGTGTCGATTACTTCTTTAGAGCGATTTCAAGCAGCAGTTGATCTAGTCGTTGTTCTATCCGACTGACCTGATCCTTCAAAGAATTGCCCCCATTCGGTGAAAGCTCTCGCATGATCGACTTCACCATGAATCGCATTGACGAATAGATGGCAGTCAGCACCGCAATGACAAGCCCACCGACTGCCGTCCATTCGCCGACGCTCACTTCTTAGTGCCGAAAGCTACATCGTTTGGATTAGCCCAACGTGCCAAGACTGGAACGAGTCCAGCGACTAAGCCCATTGCTAAATCCTTCGGGTTTGTATTGCCAGTCATATAGACAGCCAACGCACCAGCGACAGAGCTTCTCGCCCATGATGCCAGCATTGCTTTTGCTTGATCCATTAGTTCTCTCCTAGCTTCAAGCTCCCGATGAGTGCCGCGACCTTCGCTTCACTCAATTCGATTTCGAAGTGCATTTCATCAATTCTGCCTTTGTAGTCGCCGCCCCATTTTAACCCGTACTTCTTAGCCAAAGCTCTAATCATTGGAACCTTTTCAGCTGGGAACGTGCCTGCTTTGCCCAGCGGATGTTGAGTTGCGTTTAAATCGATGGCAGTGCCAGAGCTGTGATTGCTTAGATTGTCAGTGGAGCCACGTACCATGCGGAACGCATAACCCCAATCATCAAGCTGACCTTCATCAATGGGTTCAATTAGCTCATGAAATTCTTTGCAGAATCCAGCAATCAATGGTGCAACGGCTTTGGCACATCGCATCTTGATATTTGTTCCCTTGATTGGAACGCTGATGATGTGGATTTCAGCTGCATCTTTCGATGCTTTCCATCCGTTATGACTCTGAATCATGTGCGACCGGCAATGTTGAGTGATCTATGTTAGAACAATTCCATAAGCAAGTTTTTTCATTTAATATAGCTTCGTCGTGGCACTTAGGTGCAATAAAAGCGTCTAGAACAACATCGTATTCAAAGCCAATGCCAGCATAATTCTTGCGAATGTTGCCATTGTATGAAGTGCGCTTGCAGATTTGATTTCTTAAATTGCCATACCATGTTTCGGTATCCAAACCTTCAATCAGTTCTGTTTCGTCAATGCCGACAATTACTTCTGTAACAATGTTCGATTCATCTAAAAAAGCGTAGTGTGCCATTATGCCCAACTCACATTTCCAGTACCAGCAGTAATTGTTGATACTTTATATCCGCCGCTTGGTGCGGCTGTTGTACCAGTTAAACCTGCGCCAATAGTGATTGTGCGACTGTCAGGATATTTGAGAATGACTACTCCTGAACCGCCGGCTGCTTGTGTTGCTGAGTTCCATACACCGCCACCGCCGCCGCCAGTATTAACAGTTCCAGCAGTAGGATTTGAGCCTGAACCTGAACCGCCAGTTCCACCGCCACCAGTTCCGCCAGCGCCTCCTTTTCCTGCACCGCCTCCTGAACCGCCGCCGCCTCCTGCACGGGTCACACTACTTCCGCTAATAGATGTTGCAACACCAGCACCGCCGGCACCGCCAAACTCTGAGCTTGGACTATTGCTACCAGCAACACCGACCGCACCGCCGCCGCCGCCGCCTCCTGCGCCTGCTCCAGATATGCCTCCGTTACCGCCTGCAAAACCTTGATTTGCCGTTCCTGCGCCGCCAAAAGATTGTGTAATTCCGTGACCACCGCCGCCAGATCCACCTGTTAAACCATTTCCGTTTGGATAAGCGCGACCACCAGCTCCACCAGTGCTAGTAATAGTTGAAAAAACACTATTGCTACCATTTGAACCATCAGCACCTGATACACCACCGGCTCCGCCAGCGCCAACTGTTACTGTGTAATTAGTTGAAGGAACCGCAGCAATCGCAGTTTCTAAGCTACCACCACCGCCTGTTGCCGTGACTGTGCAACGAAAGCCACCTGCGCCACCGCCAGAACCTGCAAGATAAGCTCCACCGCCACCGCCTGCAAGTACCAAAAAATCGACGGGAATTGTTCGTGGATAACCACCTGACGACATAATTCCAAGCATTGGAGTCATTATGAAATGTCTCCAAATACAATCCAAGAATTTGCAGCTAGTTTCTTGCATGTTGCACCTGAATTTGCAACACGCAATTTAGGCGTCGCACTTGTTCCACCTGTTGAAATGACTGTTGTCGTTCCGGGTGTCACTGCGCCAATAGTTGGCTGACCTGCGCCAGTAATCCAAAACACATTTATTTCTGTACCTACTGCAAAGTTAAAAGTTGCATCTGTCGGGATGTTAAATTGCTGAGTTGCAGCATTATTCATTGAGAATATATTACCTTCATCACCTGATGCGAAAGTATATGAAGCAGTCTTTGCAGAATAAGTTGATGAAATCTTTGGAGACGAAATTACTGGTGTTGTAAGAGTCTTATTTGTAAGAGTTTGTGATGTCGTTAGATCAGCAGTGACAGCCGTATCGATTGAGACTGTAACTGTTCCAGAAGTACCGCCGCCAGAAATACCAGTGCCAGCAGTGACTCCAGTAATGTCTCCTGGATTCGGTGAAACCCAAGTGAAATCCATATCGGTATTAGTTGTCTTTGAAAGTACCTGACCAGTCGTGCCGCCTAATAAATCAGCCATTGAAGTGGCAACAGCTTGACCAAAGACTTCGAAATCTGCTGGTAAATCCGTCACCAAGTCCGTTGATGTCGGCATCTGCCAACTGAACGGGGTTGTTGGATTGCTCATATTTTCTCCTTATGCCACGACTAGGGCATTCGCCCAATCGAGAGTTGGTGTGATTGTATTCCATCGTTCTATTGGTGCAACGTCTAGCCACTTCATTGCTTGAAGACTAAACGCCACTGGTGAAAGCAACGCCGTCACCGAAACTGAATTGTATCCTGCACGGAATGTCCAGCCCTCAACGAAACCCAGATAAGTTCCAGCAGACATGTTCAACGGTAGATTCAGAATCTGAAGTGGAAGACCCATGAAGATGTTGATAAGAGAATCACGATCTGAATCATCCAATTCTGGATTCGTGAGTTCGAATGTAATCTGATTAAACATCGGCTGTGGATAGGCACGCAGTGTCAGATAGAACGCGGCTTGGGCATCCGCATCGGCGTGATTCTTTAGCGTTGTCGTAATAATTTGAGCCAGTCGTCCATAGGTGTTGATAGACGATGAATCTTCAAATGGTGTCGTTTCATTGGCTGAATTAGATCCGTACTTCAAAGTGATTGAATTGCGAACGTCACCAGCTCTGGTCACGATTGAGATTCCGCCAGATAGAGCTTGCGCAGCTGATAAATCGGTAAATCCATAGGTCGCTAGATATTGGCTGCGATGAGTCGAATCGGCGTAATTGATGCGGCCTTGCGCATCTTCGTAAATATAGCCAAGACCCGAAGTCGCCAAAGCCGAAACGAGCGAATACATGTCAGTTCTATCAGCTGTGCGAGCTGCTAAATCATAATCGCCCGGGGTGTCGATTTCACCCAATCCCACGTTCTGAGCATGCGCCCAATCTTCAGTCGGATCATAGGTTGCCCACGTCAGAGCCGCTGGTACTTCACCCCAGTTATTGAGCAGTAAATCCGACAAGATATGAAGAATCTGTGTGCCGTCATGAGCTGATGCAAGCGTTCCATCCGTGAGAGCCTTTGGAAGCCGTGAAAGCGCACCCAGAGCAATGATTGAAATCGTCTGATTGATTCCGATGTTTCCAGTGGCACTGACCGCAATAGTGCAATCGGTAATCGTGCCACCAAAGATTGGCGTGAAAGTTGCAGTCGAATCTTGTAATTCAATCGTGACTGAATCATTGATCTGAATATCGACGGTAGTCTGTTCAAGATTTATCAGCTGAAGATTGACGTAGCCCGCGTTCGCTTGCTCGTAGATATTGACGCGCCCTGAAGTGATGGTCAGATTGGCTAAAGCGAAATTGGTGTAAATCGTGCCATCAATGGTCACACGCCAAACTGGATTCCAGAGTGTCATAGATAGACCAGATTGGCTGCACCATTCGTGCCGCGGTTAGTTGAATTATTAAGAACATCCGTAACCGCACGTGCAGCGGCTTCTGTGTCAGCAACGACAGCATTGAAGTATTGATTGACCACGGTAGCCGTTGAAAGCCCACCAGTTTGGGCCAATCGCGCGGCTGCTGCCGCTGCTCTAGCTTCATTCAATCGAGCTGTCTCGGCTTTTAATTCTTCACGTCGCAAGATTGCAGCTTGCATAGCTGGTGAATATGCATCAAGTGGCGCGCCTGTATAAGTCGGCGAACCTGCGCTTGGATTGAATCCACCACCAGTTGTCATCCCACCACCTGAATCAACGACCAACGCTCCAGAATCGGTTGCGCTAGATCCTGAAACTGTCAATGATTTAGAATTGCCAGAATCACCGAAAAAGAATCGAGTGACTGGGTTATCTTTAATATAATTGACGAATTCTTTAATCTTGCTCACTGTCGAGCTGATAAATCCAACAAGCTTAGAGAATCCAGTAACTAAACCGCCGACAATAGTTCCGATAGCTTGCAAGGCAATCTTGAACGCGCCACCAAGTAATGGAGCTAAGTCATTCTTAATAAACTTCCAGATAGCGTAAAGAAAGTCATAGAACGGCTGCAATTCGTCAGAGTTAGCAGCCACGGCTTTTTTGATGGTATTGAATGCAGACGACAAGCCTTCCAGTATTGGCTTTACGATTGATGAAATTGCTGGGATGACTTCATCGATTAAGAAACTCCACCACTTCGTAAGGACTGGCAATAGATCATCGCGGATGACTTTGAAAATTGTGGCAAAGGCTGGGCCAAGCGTTTTGCCTAAACTGTCTGAGAATGCAGTGATTGCTGGAATTCCCTTATTGACGAACCCATCGAGCAATGGGGTTAGTGCATTGAGAACATAACCGCCGACGGTTTCTTTTGCTTCATTGAATGTCTCTGATAGACGAAGCATCTTGCCCTGAAATGTGTCAGCTTTAGCAGTTGCTTGACCGCCGAAAGTAGTTGCCAGAGCTTGCGTCACATCATCCATGGACATCGTTTTGAGCTGCGCAGCTGATAATCCAACGCCTAGCTTTGCTAACGCGCCCGAATTGCCCTCGTAGGCTTTACCAAGGGCATTAGAGACAGCTTCCAGTGACTTACCTGAACCCGCTGCAATGTCGAGAGCAAGTGATTGAAGCTTCTGAGCTTCGCTGACATCTTTGGTAGCTCTGAGCAATCTCTCTAGAGATGGACGAAGCTGTTGGTCCGAAACACCGAAAAGTAATTGATTTTTCTTGATCTGATCTTCAACGGCTGAAATCTGATCTTCAGTTGCACCCGTTACGTTGCCAAGTGTTTTAGCAAGTGATGCCTGAGCAGCTTCATCGGCAATGGCTGACTTAACGCCGTCGATGAGTAGCTTGCCAGCGTAAAGAGCAGCGGCAGCACCCGCTGCGGCGAATGCCAGACCAGCCTTCTTGCTGAAATCGCCAAGCTTCGAGCTGGAATTCTCTACGTCGGCATTCGCAGCTTTGAGTGATTTGTTGAGATTATCAACGTCTCCAAGAATGGAGAGCTTTAGCGTTCTAGATCCAGTAGCCATTTAATCCCATTCTTTCAATATACGACTGAATGCATTTTCCCACTGGTTGATGATGTAAGGCTGTTCGGCACGCAGAGTCGGATAAATAAACCATCCACGTGATCCGCGGCCTTCTTTTCCAGACCAGACTGGGAATTGCTTAAATTTATTAGATCCGAATTCATAACCGCCCCAGAGCATCTGAGTTGTGCCACCGCCAGATAATTTCTGCGATGCAAAGCCGTAAGAGATTTCACCAGTCTTGGCAGACTTAGAAACTCTAGATCCAGCGGCAATCATCGGCGCGACTTTGTTATTCGCACCCGCAGCAGTTGCACCAATCTTGCCTTGAAGATAAGTCGCCAGAGCGTTCGATTCTTTTTTAGCCGATGCCGTAGCTTCTTCGTCCATCGCTTTGAAAGCTTTGTAAATAGCGCGCAAGTCGGACTTATCGTAAGCGATTAAATCCTCAGCCATTGCGCTTCTCCAGTATCTCCATCACTGTCATGATGTCGTCAGCTGTTTCGAAAGATTTCGGATCTAGACCAGTTTCAATGGCTAAATCCCATACCAAGCGATTTAGGCTTCCGACGGGATAACTTTTGGGCTTTCAAGCTCACCTACTGAAATGTCAGCGACTGTTTCACACCAGACTTCGAATGGCTTGACGGGCTTGCCCGCGGCTTCTCTTTTCATAGCGTGATAAGCCAGAAACATCAGATCACTGATTCCGAGCTTCTCTTGAACCTGTTGAATTGTGTTACCTGTCTTTTGTTCCCATTTCATCCATTCAGGTGGAAGTGCCACGTGTGTGACACTTTCGCCCGAGGAATGTTCGATTGCTATTGCTAGTTTCATGCTCCCGATTTCCTATTCTTTAGCTGATTGTTAAGACTGGTGTAGTCACGCAAGTGAATGCAAGTGAGACTGTTTGTGCATCTGGTGCAGTACCGCCTGCGCTTGGCAAAATTGGCTGCACGTTGAATGCAAATGATGCGCCTGTATCTGCAACCAATACCACTGGAAGTGGTGTGTTAGGTGCTGACGTTGCAGCAGTCCATAGAGCTTCACAAAGTGATGATGGTGCGCCCCAGTCTGCAAGCATTTCAACGGCGAATGAACCCTGTGTGTCTGTTGTGTAATACGCTTTCCCATCAAGTGTTTGATATGTGTTGATTGTTGAATCAACGGTCAAAGTTGCTGAAGTTGCCTGTGCATCGAAATTATCACTGTCGATTGTGAAAGTGATGTCTCTGCCAGTGATGATTGTCGTTGCCATCTGTTTTCTCCTAGTCGTTTTCCTGTGTGTAATATGTCGAAACTGAAATGTCAGCCATTAAGAATGACCCAGTTCCCACGTTCATGATCGCTGGTCTTTCGACGTTGCCGACCACGTAACCCGATGGCATAGCACCGAGAATCTGAATGCAGAGTTGCTCTAAGCCGTCTAGTGCGCCTGCGTTGTTGTTATATGCAACCACGGCTGAAATGATGAAATTGATTTTGACCTTTGTGACTGCTCCATTGATGAGCAGACTTTCCAGATACGGCGAATCGCTGACGATGACGCAAGCTGGAGCGATGATTGTCTCTGGTGGTGATTGATATACCGATGCAGTTACACCAGCAAGCGCAGCGGCTAAAGGTGCGCGAACCTCTGATTGAATGGTCATTGCGCCATCGTTTCGACGTCAATGAATGGCCCAAGTAATCCAATTACTCTGCTCTGGAGTGATCTACCGAGAACGAATGGGCTTGGACTGAAATTTTCGTTTGTTGTCATATTGCCTGAAGCCGTAACCGATTGAAAGATTTCAACCGAAACGACAAGAATTGCAGACTTAACTGGTGGCACGTTTGCATAAAGTTCAGCTGATGATGCGCCGTCTAGCGTCGCAGTTCCTGATGGAATAATCACATTCAGAACGCGGTCAGCTTCAGCGGTTGCCACTGAGAATTCATATGGTCGAATAACTGTGTTTGTGACGGTGTAAGTGTCATCAAGTACGCCGCAACCAGCCACCACGACTGACTGACCCACCGCAAAGTAACATGGACGGATTGTCGTAAAGTACGCGACCCCATTTTCAATGCGAGTCGTCGCGATGGCTGATTGGTATTGCGTCAATAAAGGTAGAATTGTGAGTTCAGCCGAATCAATAATTTGGTCAAGATAAACATCTGAATAAAGAGATTCAGAAACGCCAAGCACCGTGCGCAGCTCTTCAGCCGTGATGATATCTGGCATTTCTGATCTCCTATTCTGCTCGACTGGCTCGGGAGCGAACCAGCCGATGATTGATTGGAATTAGTCCGCGAATGCGTATGCGCCTGCTGCAATTTTTGTTGCAGTTGCGCCGTAGCCGTAAAGCAGAATTCCGATGCTTCCATCGTTGATGAAGTTAGTGCGAAGCTCTAGACGTGGAGATTCGTACCATGTGTATGCATCGCGGTTGATGACGTACATTGAATTGTCACCTGTACCTGAAAGCGCAGTATCGACCCAGAGATCGATTCCATTAACTGATCCACGAAGAGAACGTGGCTGTGCGTTACCAGCTGCGTTTTGTGGTTGAAGTGCGTTATAGATTGGACGCCCATCAACGTTGAATGACATGATGCGCCCCCACATGGCTGGCGACACGACGATTGCATCAGCGAATTTGAAAGTGTTTGAATAAACTGAAACTGCTCCAGCTGAAACCCAAGCAAGCAATTCTGCTGCTGTGATATCTGAGCCATAACCAGTTGCAGTCTTTGTTGCACCTGTGATGATTTGTCCTGAGTTGTACGCATTAGTTGCGCGAGCATATTGCGAAGAAAGATTCGAAATGAGCTCCGAGAAGAAAAGTGGATCCGACCGGTCTGCGAGCTCCACTGACATGACCTGATTCCCCTTGAATGACTTAACACTCACTGGGATAAATTCTGACTCCATAACAACTGGAGTAACTGTGTCGAGTTCATCGACAACACTTACATCTGGAAGCTGTGTAATCTTTGGAATTTCGAATGTAAGACCCGCTGTTGGAAGTGTTCCAGTTGAAATTGAATCAATGGAAGCACGAACATTATCTGCAAGACCATTAACCACTTCGCGGAATTGGCGAGTTGGAATTAAGCCTGGGTTGTCTGTTGATGATGTAGCTGCTGCAATGAAATTGCGTGATTCTTCTGAACCGCGCATTGCTGCAACTTTATGCATCAAGAATGTCGCTGGATCAACTACTGGGTTACGTGCTGCGATGAAATTAACAGGCTTGGCAACGGATGTTGCTTCTACCTTAGCTGAAGCTTCTACCGTCTCGGCGGCAGTTGGCTCTGTGACGGTGTTTTCCACGACGTCTCCTTCTGTTGGTTGTTGTGGTTGTGCTTCTGCTTCATCGGATGATGATTCAGAATCTTCTG